GCGGGCCAAACCCGTCGCGGCGATGGCGCCAGGAACCGGCGCGGTCGCCCTCAGGGGCGGAATCGCCGGCGTGGTCGAAGGAAGAGGAAGCAGCGGACATCGGAACCTCGTTAGCAGTCGACATATCTAATGAGCGATATATCGTACCGGCAATATGTCGCGAACGATATATCGTTGTCAAGGGCACAGGGCGGATTTTCAGCGCCCCCGCCCGGACGGACGGCGCCGGACCTGTAGCGCGCAAAATCAAATGGCACTTCGCGCAAGATCATATGGCAGCACCCTGCGGGGCCGCGTGACAGGCGTGGCGGACAGCCGTTGAAGCCGCCTTCAACCCCTATTCAATCCCCTCTCGCGAGAACATCGACGAGAGTGAGATAAGCGAAAGCCGCCGCCAGGGGGACAACCCCGTTGCCGCAGACGAAGGATCGCTCCAGCCTGCCGGCCAACCCATGCTCCACTCCAAAAAGCGCGGGTTGCAGATCAGGTCGCCCGGCAAGGACCCGCTCCCAGCCCTCAAAGTCAAGTGGAGAGGGCGGGAACAGCGCCAGCCCTTCGGCCGACCCGGCCTCCACCCCGTCGCCTTCAGGAAGAGCCACAACGCCGTCCATTGGGTCGCGATACGGTGAATTCCGACCTGGTTGCCGCCTTTCGTCCGGTCGGCGTAATAGACCGCCCGCGTGGCCTCCAGGCGCAGGTCGACGGCGTTGAACGGGCCGCCGGTGGTCGGCGTCGGCCACAACGAATAAGCGGCGCCGGAGATGGGCGGCGCCGCCCTCTCGCGCCGAGAACAGTCCTGCCGCGACGCGGTAACCCAAGCCGCGTAGCCGTCCAAGCACGGTCGGAAAGCCGAGGGCGAGATGGCCATCGACGTTTTCGAGCACGATGCGCCCCGGCCGACACTCGCGGACGATGCGCTCAACGTCGGGCCAAAGGTGGCGCGGGTCGGCCTCGCCGCGGCGCCGGCCGGCGGTCGAGAATGGCTGACACGGGTAGCCCGCAGCGACGATATCCACGATGCCGCGCCACGGGCGGCCGTCGAAGGCTTTAAGGTCGTCCCAGACAGGCGCCTCACATAGGGCCTCGTCCTCCATCCGCGCCACGAGAATGGCCGCGGCGAAGGCGTCCCGCTCGACATAGCAGACAGTTCGCGCGCGGGGTTCGCCGAGAGAGAGGCCGAGGTCCAATCCGCCAACTCCGGCGCAGAGCGAGAGGACGTTGAGGCGGTCACCGCCTGCGGGAGATAGAGCCACAAGAAGCGTCTTCCTTCAGACGCTCGGGGCGTTCGGGTTGGGGCTCTAACGGCCTCAGAGATACGAGCCGGCCGCAGCGCCGGCATTTGATTTCGAGCTGGCCGATGAGCGCGCCTGACTCGGCGCGAAACAGCAGCGAACCGCAGGAGCATCGTATGTCGTTCACCAGTTCTTGACCAGTCGGCTTTACCACCGCCCGCGCCGCAAGACGGCGAGGGCGGGGCGGCGTTCAGGTCATTCTGCGCTGCGCGGGTCGGCCGCCAAGCAAGGCCCGCGTTCGGGGCAACCCGAGCCCCGCCACCCCCTAGACCTTCAGCTCCCCCTCGATCGTGGTCGCCAGGCCCTTGTCGTCGAACTCGTCGGTCACCGTCTTGACGGTGAAATCCGTGTCGTCGTCGTCGCCGAAACCCTCGGTCGTCACCACCCCGCCGGGAACCGGCGGCTGGACGGGCGGTCGCAGCGTCGCCGAGAGGGTCTTCTTGGCCCGCGCGAACGCCTTGGCGCGGCCGGCGGTCGCCTTCTGCGCCTCGGTCTTCGAGGCGAAGGTCTCGGGGTAGCTGTAGTCGGGCCCGGCGTCGCCGGCCTGCCCGTTGTAATCGGTCGAGGTCGCCGTCTTGCGGTCCCACACCTTGGCGTGGCTGGCCCCGCGCGCCTCGCGATCGTTGTCGCGGATGTCGAACTTCTCGCAGTCGTTCGGCGTGATCGTGACGGCGGCGATCGCCGCGCCGCTCGCCGTCGTGCCCGCGCCCTTCGGGACGAAGACGAGCTTGCCTTGGGCGAACTTGCCGACCGCGTCGAAGCGGCGCGCCAGGCGCATCACCAGGTGCATGTCGCTTTCGCCGGTCTGGGCGATGATCTGGTCGATCGCGGTCGCCGCCAGGCCGGCGTCGATCGCCGGCGTCAAGCCGTTGTCGCCCGCCACCTGGTTGAGCACGTCGCCGAGCGTCTTCGGCGCCACCCAGGAGCGCGTCTTCTGCTGTTTCAAGGTCTTCTTCAGGTCGGCCGACTGCGCCGTCACGTGAAAGACCGCCGGGCCGCCGCTCTTCGTCACGCCCTGGACGATATAGGCGCCGCGGTCGACCGCGCCGCCGAATTCCGCGAAACCGAGCGCCACCTGCAGCGTCTGGCCGCGTTGCGGCTTGGCGAGCATGCCGTCGTAATTCGACAGCGTCAGTTCCAGCTCGTCGGCCTTCTCGCCGTCGTGGCGGCTGACGCGGCCCTTCAGCACGCGCGGATTGATCCGGCTGGAGACGTCCTGGCCGCCGATCAAGATCTGCAGAACCGGCGTCGCCATCTCAGTCCCACAGGTTGACGGTTTGCTTCGGCGGCGGCGTGACGGCGGCGACGTCGGGGAGCTGCACCGAGATGTTCTCCGGCAGCACCGGCGGCTGGTCGGCGAGGCCGGGATTGGCGGCGAGGATCGCCTCGGCCGCGCCGGCGACCGTGCCGTAATTCAGCCAGGCGATCGCGTCGACCATGTCGCCCTGTTGGGTGATGTAGACGCCGCTCATGGCCACAGGCTCCAGATCTGCCCGTCGCCGTCGTCATGCGCGGCGAAGGTGAGGTTGTAGGCGACGCGCTGCGGCGTTCCGTTGGCGTCGTGAAACGTCTCTTCCGGGTCGATCTCCTCCAGCCGGAACGGCCCCGAGACGCTGCCCGAGCCGGTGACCAGGCAATAGACCTCGCCCGCCTCGCACGCCGCTTCGAGCGCCAGCACCTGGGCGGCCGGTCCCGCGCCGTCGTCGTTGGGGAACGTCACGCCGGAGATCGTCAGCGGCCGCTTGTCGGGCCCGAGGTATTGCCCGGCCGGCCGGCGGCCGATGATCTCGTGATCTTTCCAGCGCGCCTTGGTCTGGCGCGCCAGCTTGTCGAAGGCCATGGCGCCGGTTTCAAACACGTAGCCGCCCCAGCACATCAGCATGGTCAGCGCGCCTCCGGCCCGTCATGCAGCGCGCCGGCGAAGCTGGCGCGGTGCGACGCGGTCGACAGGCCGCCGTTGATCGAGCCGACCAGGCTCGCCGCCTCACGCAACTTTGAGATGAGTACGTCGAGCGTCGAAGCGTCGACCTTCGGCTTCACCGTCTGGCCGAGCGCCTGGAGATCCTGATGCGCCTGCTGCGCCTTTTTCGACGCCTGCTCGACCTCGCTAGCGTCGACCCTCGGGTTCGGCGAGGAGACAGGCGTGTCGAGCCCGGCGCGCAGACGGCCGGCGGTGATTTCGGCGGAGGTAGCGGGGCGGAAGCTCCCGGCGTTCGGGCCGACGGGGATGCTCGGAAAATCCCGGCGCAGCCGCCGTACGTCCTCGATCAGGTCGTTCACGGTGTCGACTGCGGCCAGGCCCCATCCGAGCGGCCCGAGGAAGCGTCCGCCAACCGCGCCTGCGGCGCCGGCCTCCGCGGCGGCGGCCCCTCCTTCGCTCGCGCCGGAGATAAACCCCAGCTTCTGGCCGACGCCGATGAACCCCTTGCCGAGCCAAGTCAGGATGGTGGCGACCGACAAGCCCGCAGCGAGCGTGCTCTCGACCGGCCGATCGGCCGCGACCCGGCTCAGGGCCGACAGGCCATTCGCCAGAATGCCAAGCCCCTTCGCGACGCTCGTCATCGCCGGCTCGGCGGCGACCCCGCTCAGCGTGTCGATCGTCGACTTGACCGCCTGCCACGCGACCTTCGGATCGTCTTTCAGGTCTTCCGCGGCGTTGAGCCCCTTGTTGAGCGGATTTTCGATCAGCTCCTTAGTCCGTTGGAACTGCGGCAGGTCGGTGACCGACATGTAGGCCGCTTTGAGCTCGTTGCGGTTCGACAACGCGGTCACCAGCAACTGCATCTGCAGGTCGGGATCTTTGGTGAATTTCTGGATCGCCGGCCACAGCACGCCCTGCGCCCATTCGACCGGGTCTCGCGCCAGAATATCGGCGCCTTTGACGCCGCCCGGTTCGACGCGCTTGATGTGGCCGCCTTTGCGGTCGACCTTCTTCTCGTCGAGCAGGCCGATCTCATCGAGCGCGTCGAGCGACGGCCCCATCAGATGGCCGCCCATGATGCCTTCGCCGAGCGTCGCAATCATCACGCCGGTCGCGTCGCCGCCGAGCGAGGCGAGCAGATGCGGCAGCTCGTCGCGCAGGAATTTGTCGTTCCACTGCCGCGCGAAGGCGCCGCCGCGCTGGAACACCTCAAAATAGTCGCCGAAGCTGAGTTTCGCGCCCATCGCGTTCTTGGCGGCCTGGAAGTCGTCGAGGGCGCGTTCGGTCTTCTCCCAATCCTTGGTGAAGCCGCCTTCCTCGACAGCGCGCAGCGCCGGATAGGCGGCGGTCAGACCCTCGCCGGGATGGTCGCGATCCGCCAGCGCCGCCATCTTCATGTAGACGCTGAGCGCCTTGGCCGCCTCTTCGTCGGTGGTGAAGATCGCGCGCGCCTCGCGCGCTTCCTTGAGGATCTCCGTCAGCGGGAATTGCGGGAACTTTTCCTCAAGATCGGCCGCGAGTTTACGCGTTTCCTCGATCTGCTGCGGGCTCATGCCGGCGATCTTCTGGGCGATCGTCTCGTCGGTCAGGTTAGCGCCGCCGCCGACGATCGTCTCGATCGCCTTGGGGCCTTCAAACAAGGCCGCCATTTCGCCGGCGTTTTCGACCGTGCTCCAGAACGCTGACGGCTCGCCCTTCGGGCCGGAGCCGCCGCCGGGTCTGCCGCCCTGTCCCGTCGGCAGCTTCTTGCCAACCAGCGAGTCGACTTGCGCGTTGAACTCCTTTACCGCCGCCGTCGCTTTGTCGATGTCCTCGATCGCCGCAACCCATTGCGTCCCGACCTGCTTTTCAGCGTCGGTGGCGTTGATGACGGACGTCTCGAAGATCTTCGCCTTGTCGGCCGCCTCCATGATGGCGCGGCCTTCGGCGACCCACTTGTCGGGACGAAGGCCGGCGTCGGCGTTCCCCGCTTGCTTCGCCGCCGCGCCGAACTGTTCGAGATCCTTGACCGCTTCTCGCGCCGGCCCCGACATCCGGTTGACGAGCTCGAGGATGAATTCGAGCGTCATATTGGCCATGGTCAGCTCCCGTAGAGCCGGTCAAGGTGGATCGCCGCGCGCGTCGCCAGCCTCAGGATCGTCGGCATCGGCTGCGCCAGGACCCATTCGCGGCTATAGGGAAACGCCAGGCCGATGTCGTCGACGACCTCGTCGAGGTCTAGCGGACACCGGCGACAAATTTCCCCAGCTCGGCCATCAGCCGCGAATAGTCGGCACCGTGCATCGCGTCGAGCACCTTGGCGTCGGCGTCGACGAGCTTCAGCGCCAACATGCGGAAGCCGCGGTCAGGCGAGCGGATATAGGCTTCGATGTCGGCGCCGGTCGGGACGCGGATGGCAAGCTTGCGGAATTCGACGCCGGCGAACTTGAACGGGTGATTGACGTCGAAGTCCTCCAGCCCCCAGCCCTTCTCGGCGTCGACGAGGTCTTGTTTCTTGTCTTCGGCCATGCTCGTTTCCCCTTTGAAAGGCCTTTTGCGATCCGATCGCCGCCGAAGCCGCGTTTACGACCCGATCGCCGCCGAGATCAGCGCCGCGACGCTGGTTCCGTTCCAGGTGTCGACGCCGTTCTCGATGTCGATGTCGAAGATCGACGCGCCGTCGATCGTCAGGTTCAGCGCGTCGAGCGCGACCTTGATCTTCATCGTCGCCTTCTTGCCCGCCTCCCACGCGCCGAAGTCGTTTTCCATCACTTCGCCGCGCATGTAGAGGTAGAGCGAGTGGGTCGAATTCTGGTCGCCGTCGAGGAATGCGCGCACCGAGAACGAGACGCCCTTCGCGACCAGGAAGGCGCTCTGGCCGATGACCTGCGGATTGACCGCCGACAGCTCGCATTCGAACTCGAATTCGTCGTAGCCGAGAGCATGCTGGCGCGGCGCGACCATGCCGCCGCCGCGGTACTTCTCCATGTGCTTCTTGATCTTCGGCAGGGTGCATTTTTCGCCCGCGCCGGCCATGCCGAAGCCGTCGATGTTGAGGCTGAACGCCTGGAGGATGTAGTCGAGCTGCGCTTGCGACATGGGGCTTCCTCAGCCGTTGGCGGAGATCATGTTGGCGAGCGCGGCGACCTCCTGGGTGTAGTAGGAGGCGTTGCGGCTCGCGGTGTAGATGATGTGCTCCATCGGCGCCGGCGCTTCCGGGTCGATCGACCAGTTCCAGATGCCCTGCGCGCATTGCGCGGCCGGGTTGAGCTCCGGGTCGAGCCAGCAGCGGCCGCCGACCAGGAAGCCGACCGTCTTGCCCCACTTGAAGAAGTCGTTGGCGCGGTTGGCCATGTCCTGCAGCAATTGCAGCCCGGGCGGCTTGTCGACCGCCCACAGCGTCACTTCGTCGAGCGCCTCGTAGACCATGTCGAGCGCGGTCCTGACCGCCTCGAAGCGCCAGTTCGTGTCGGTCGCCAGGTTGCGGTTGCCCCAACGGCGGAAGCCGCCGTATTGCAGCCCGGCGCTCTGCGCCGCGTTGATGATCGTCGTGATGCTGGCGGCGTTGAGCGTGTTGGCTTCGCACTCGGCGTCCGACATTGCCCAGTCGATCGGCGTCGACACGCCGCCGACGCCTTGCAGCGGCTGGTTGGACGGCGAGAACCAGAAGCCGAGGTTCTCGTGGACGTAGGCGGTCAGGCCCGCCATCGACGCCGACGCCGGCAGCTGGACATAGGCCGAGGTCGCCGTGTCCCACACCATCACGCTCGGGTAGAAGATCACCGCGCGGTCGGAGCTGTAGAGCTCGGCGGCGGCGAGCGCGTCGGCGTCGCCAGTGCTGGGCGCGTCGATGTAGACGCGGCCGCGCAGGCGCGTCGCCAGCGGCAGCGCCGCGGTGACGATCGGGTTGGCGAGCGGACCGCCGCCGGTCGCGGTCGGCAGGATCGAAGTGAAGCCCGGCGCGATCAGCGTGCGCGGCGGCACGCCGACCAGCGCCCGCGCGCCGAGGAAGGCGTAGAGCCCGGTCTTGGCCGCCGCCGAGCCGATGATGTTGCTCATCGTCGTGTCGGGATCGACGGCGTCGGCGACGCGCACCACGACGACCTGGCCCGCGCCCTCGGCATAGATCTGCTGCACGGCGGAGAGCAGGGTGCCCTCGGCGCCGAGCTTCAGCGCCTGCGTCGGCTGCGAATTCAAGAGCACCGCTTCATTGAGCGGAAAAGCGGCCTCGTCGGCCAGCGACGCCGTGCCGATCAGGCCGACGACGCCCGACGGGTTGAACGAGATCGGTTGCGTCGCCGACGCGACTTCGTCGACTTCGACGCCGTGAAGGAAAGTCGTCGCGCTCATGAGACCTCGCAAATGCCGGTTTAAGGCCGCTTGACGGCGTGTCGAAACCGCGCCACCTTCGCTTTTGAGCGCCGCTCCTCCCTAGGGTGAACAACTTCACCAACGCGCGTATGTCTCCCCGCTCCGGCCGGATCGACGAAGGCCGGGATCGCGCACATTGTCAGCGCTCGCCCCGCAGCCATTTGACGACGCGAGCCGCGAGCGCGATCGCTATGTAAGCGCCCGCGATCGCGGCGCCGCCGCCGACGGCGATTCCAAGCGCGAGCGACATGGCCTCACCTCACCGCGATAAAGGCCGTCACGGCCGCACGGGCGACAATCGAGCGGGCGACGCGACGGCTCCAGTTGCCGGAGACGATCGTCACCGAGCCGTCGGCGTTGACCGCATCGACGATTCCGACGTGCCCGGCGGCGCCGCGCCGCGTCGCCATGACGACGAGGTCGCCCCGCCGCGGCTCGGCGACATGCGGCCCGTAGTTCAGCGCGCTCGCCGCCGTCCGGTTCGCCAGCCCCCTGAGTCCGACGCGCTGGAAGACAAACGAAACGAAGTCGGCGCACCACGGACCGATCGTGCCGGTCGGATTGGCCGACCCGAGCCAGCGGTAAGCCTCGGCGACCGCGCGCGACCCCGCGCCCCACGCTTGCGCGGCCCCGATCGCCGGCGCGCCTGCCTGCCAGCCCGGCGCGTAGATCGACGGCGCCGGCGCGCCGCCTCGGCCGGCGGCGTGGGCGAAGCGCGGCGCCAGCGCGGCGAGGGCGACCGCCAAGCCGAGCATGAGGACGAGCGCGAAGCGGCGCAGCGCGCCGCGCGACGGCAGGGGATCGATCATTCCGGCTTGTCCCTCGCCGCGGCGCCGCCAGCGTCGATCAGCGGCGCGGCGTCGGCCACGCACAGCCACGCCGCGAGGCAGATCAGCCAGACGTCGGCGAGCACGCTCACGGCAGCACGCCGCTGTTCTTGTACGCCTCGATGATCGCCGCCCCGGCCATTTCCAGCGTCGAAGTCGGATGCGTGCCTTCGAGCGTGTAGCCGATGCCGACAGCCGC